TGGCTTGAAGCCGAAGAGTGCTTTAACTTCTTCAAGAAACGCTGCAAGCCGCTTAAGGTTCTCAAGAGACTTTTCATCTGGTGTGTTATCCAATGTCCTGTGGTCAGTAATAGTTAATTCAGCGAGAGTGAAGTGTGGGCTAAGGTTCATTTATTACCCGGATCAGCTTTAACCGCGCCACCCAGACCGAGCGCAGCAGCAACGCCCTGCGCCAGTAATTGGTACTGTGGCGGGATCAAAGGCGCAGCAACCATAAAGATCACACCCAATCCTGCCATCGTAGAAGGTTCACCAAAACGTTTTCTAAGCCAGCCCATAGCAATCTCCTTATTTAATGTTTCCACCTACGGGGTACTGCACTCCAACCGGCGCATCCGTTACTATTTTAGACCCCGGCTTGATATGCCCATTGTCAAAAGGACTCTCGTTCAAAGGCCCGTAACAGTTTGCCAAAGTCACACCGTTTACAGGTTTTAGTTGCAACGTGCAGGGCATCGACCACATGTTGCTCATCTGGTCATCTTTGCTCAAAATAAACGTCCTTGATACCAGCGGTGCTATTGCCCATGACGGTGCTTGCGGAAGGCTTGTGACTGCGCCAAACAACGACCAGACCTTGCCTTCAGGAGCCTTGCAGCCGCTTTTCATCAACGCACCGTTGCCAATAGATACCCCAACAACCACTGGGCAGACTGCCATTCCTTCCAAAAACTTCCTGCCGCCAATGCTTATGGCGTTGCCAGTTGGAACAGCACCAGACGCAGCACAGAGTGCATACGCACCTTCGCAGAAGATCAGATCAGCAGCGGAGGCATTGAAAGAAAGAAGCAGAAGCCAAAGAAGTTTCATAATCAGCCTTTTAAAATGATGTGAATAAGCAGAAGAATAATTGCCCCAGTTGCTGCAATACCAATCTCCTCGATCCTCTTCAGTCGAGCATTGCAAGCCCTCATCTCTACCTGAATGGCTTGATACCGCAACTCGCACTTGTCGATGTGGCTTTCAATCTTTATGTCCACTTCATTGACTGTGGTCATTTTGCAATTTCTTTTTCCAGTACGATAGCGTTGATGATGGCACACTCAATAGCTTGTATAGCCCCAACCGTAGCACCGATGATGGCAATAGCCGCTGCGTTTTTAGTCAGGAATGCAACGAGCCAGATCATTTGGCCTCCAGTGCTGCGATACGGGCGGTAAGTTCTTGAATTGCAGCGGTCAAAGTTGCAATTAAAAAAGAAGTATCAACACTTTGATAGTCTGGTTGACCTTTTGCGTCAACAGCATCTTTTTCTCCGGTTACACAATCAGGCACAATGGCTTGCAGTTCATGAGCAATAAACCCTTGCCCATCTGCGCCATCTACTTTCCACTTAAAGGTAACAGGTTTGAGTTTTGCTACGGTAGCCAATGCGCCAGTCATGGGCAAGACTTCTTCTTTCAACCGATAATCTGATGATGTATTAAAAGAAGTTGTTGAACCATTGGTATTTATGCCACCAACAGTACCATTGCCGTTACCAAAAACAAATTGATTGTAACTTCCTGTACTTGATGCATAACTGACCCAATAATTTGATCCCGGATAACCTAATCGGATGCCAAAATGTGTTGCATCAACATCTACACCTGAAGCAGAACTTATAAGAACGCCGTTTAGAGCATTTTCACCCAGAAACATATAATTACCAGCATCCACTCCAATCAAACTTCTTGAACTTGTTCCTGTATTCTGCCCACGAAGAAATACACTGTTGGGCATACAAATATCTACAGCACCAGCACCTGTCGTTGATGCGGCATTAATAACTATTCTTGCACCTGTGTTTAAGTTTCCTGTAATTGTTGCAGCACCACTAACACTCTGCGTCCCAGTAACAGCAACCCCTGCGCTGGTCATCGCCAGCACCGTTGTCCCATTACTCTGAAGGTTAAGGTTGCCCGTTGTGTCGGCAGTTGTTACGACCCCAGCAGAGGTCGATGCGTTGATCGATGCGGCCATGATTTATCCTTTAGTAATATTCATCAACGATGATGTAGCCAGAACCACCAGCACCACCGGCATATCCAGAAGTTCCGGCTGCACCTGCTGTTCCCCCCGCCCCAACTGTGTAGGTATACGTGGCAGCAGGGGAATTAATAATAAGTTCAAAATATTCTCCTTCGCCGCCACCGAATCCGACGTACTGTGACCACGGGTATGCTGACGCAATAGCAACAGAAGCCCCCGATCCGGCAGATCCACCACCCCCTGTATTAGCAGTCCCCGCTTGTCCTGCGCCTGTTCCGAAAACAGCCGCGTTCCTCGGGGTTGCACCACCAGCACCACCACCACCACCACCCATGTACGCCACATTAGTTGCGGATACATAATCAACGAATCTAGGATACCCCGCTGCGCCAGCAATACGAACGGATGCTGTTCCTGCGCCACCGCTTCCACCGGTTGACGATACCCCGCCATTTGCCAAAACTCCAGAATTGCCACCCGCCGCCGATACGGAGTTAAAGGTAGTGACCCCTCCTGTGCCGCCGTTTGTACCAGTACCGTCGGAAGAACTGCCAAGCGCACCGGCACCACCTCCTTTTGCGCGAACAACAATCTGTTTGCAATTAGCAGGAGTTGTATAGGTAGCAGAAGTTCCAGAAAGAAATACCTGCCGTGTATGCACAGCAAGCGTTGTCGTATTACCTGCTGGCCCAGTTACCCCAGCCGTACCATCAAGAATGAGTGACATGATTATTGGTCTCCAAAGGCGGCAACAGACACCGTCATCACATCAGTCGGCGTACCGGCAGTGTCGCCCAGATAGAGTGTGAGACTCCCCGCTGCTATGCCGTTCTGCGTGGGGAAGTAGTTGTATTTATTTCCAGTTAAAGAATAAGCGTAGTTGGCTGTAGAGAAAGCAGTTGTCCAGTTCACTGTGTATTGCCCACCAGCAGAACGAGTAACGCTGGTTACGTTAAAACTAGCAAGAATGGTTGCCCCACCAGCCCCAGCGGTAAATATTACCCAGCCTTTGCAAGCACCAGAAGACTTTGTTCCTACAAGAGTCTGTGTAGCACTCGGCAGCGTAATGGTCGCAGTGACCGCATCAGTTGGCGTGAGCGTGGTCGATCCGCTTGTTGCTCCTGCTAGAACTACTGATCCCATTTCAATCTCCTAAGAAACTACCCAGCGAGCGGTTCCATTCAAGGTGACCGCAACCCCGCCGCTAATTGTTATTGGACCCACACTCGATGCGGAATTCCCCGTTGCAACCGTACAACTTACAGATACCGTTTGGCTATTCACAAACAAACCATTGAGAGAATTCAATGTCGTAGCGGCCAACTCACCAGTGGATGGCTTGTACAGAAGTTTGGCGTTTGACGTATAGACAGTGGTTGCGGTGCCGCTAGTAGCACTTGCAAACAACGGGTACAGGTTGGATGCAGTGGAGGTGTCATTGGAAACAGAGGCCCCCCCAACAGGATTCCAAGCAGGGCTTGATCCGCTATATCCTTCAAACTGGCTGGTAGTCGTGTTGTAACGAAGCATCCCAGTAGTTGGGGTCGGTTGCTGCGCCGTGGTCCCCTTGCTAATCAGCAAAGCGCCAGTGGACGAGAATGTTGAGTCTAACGTGGCGGTCAAGGCTCCAGTAATTGCTATGGTTCCCGTGACCCCCAAAACGGTCCCACTAAAAGTCAAATTGGCAGAGTCTTGCAGCAAACCGCTAGCGCCAGCGTACGTCACGCGAGTTGAAGTAAGGCCGGAATCCGTAACAGAAGAAAAAGTAGCTGCTCCGCTAAAAGTGGATAGTTTTACAAAGTCTGAACCGTTCCACGCCGCCAAACACTTTTCCCCAGCTATAACCGTTATCCCTGCTGTTGGGCCTGCGCCAACCAATTTAATAGACTGTGAGCTGGTAGTTGCGTTAATCACCACATAAGATTTGCTCTGAGCAGGAGCGGTGATAGTTCTTGTTGCGGTTCCACCGGCGGTCCACAGGATAATTGATTGCCGCGCTTGGTTTGCCGCAAGTGTCGTAGTTGAAAGCGTTACGTCCGCGTCTGAACTAAGCGTAGTGGTTCCGGCAATTGCCGTGTCCAACAAGTTTGTGAGAGAGGCGTTTACAACGTCACCCCACGTACCAGTTAGTTCACCGGTAACCGGAAGGGCTAGCCCAAGAAGAGTCGTTGAGGCTGTCGTCATAATAAGTCCTTACTAAATAGTTTGTATTTCTACCCAATCCGGGGTTTGCGTAGTAGATATTGTAGTCCAGTTGGCCGTTTGTACATCAGTAACCGGCGTCCAATTTGGGTTTTGAACTGTGTTAATAAGCGCCCAGTAAACCGCTATCGTATCGCCCACATAGCCTCCCGCAGAATCCCCCGTTAGCGCAAAAGATGTTGCTGCGCGAGAAACTGTCCCCACCGAACCTGTTGCTCCTACTCCAGTTAATGCTATGGTTACTCCGTATACAACACTACCTATCTCGCCATTGGCTTGGTTTGACGGTAGGGGGACAATAACTTGAGCTGCTACACCTAACGCAGTAACTCCTGTTACGTCTACCGCGCTGCTTTGAACAACTGATCCAACCGCTCCCGATGCAGCATTACCGGTTATATCTTTAGAACTACCCCACGCTACAGAACCAAGGTTGCCCGTCGCTGCACTACCGGTTAACGCAAGACTTCTTGCCCCCAGTGCAACTAATCCAACCGCCCCTGTTGCTGCGTCACCCGTTAAGGCTATCGTTTTGCTCTGGACTACCGTTCCTACAGCCCCAGTTGCAGCAAACCCCGTCAGAGCTTTGGTGCTACTTGTAGTTACAGAACCTGCAAACCCCGCCGCTGCGTCACCCGTTAGCGCAAGACTTCTTGCACCTAAAACTACCGTACCTACCGCACCACTTGAAGAAACCCCCGTCAACGCTACGGTTACACTTGTACTTACCGTACCTACATCGCCAACCCCTGCTACGCCGGTTAGACTGAGGGTCCCACCCCAACCATTAGCGCCCCATGCGCTATCCCCCCAGCCTAAAGACATAGCTCACCCTTAAGTGGTGGACAAACGTATGAGCGCAGCCGCTGTTGTGTTTGAAGGCATGGTTAAAGTGAACGTCCCGGCAGTAATAGTTTGCGACCCAAACGTATGGACAGAAATTGCTTTGTTCGATTGAGTACTGTTATAGATCAACACCGTATCAAACGCTGTCGTCAAGGTAACAGTCGTGTAGGTAATAGAGGCTGAAGGAGTCCAATACCCAACGCCAGCCGTAGTAGAACTATTAGTTGACGTAGGGGCCGTTGCATTGGTAACTGTTACGCCACCCGCTGAATAGCCTGTACCTGAAACTTCGCCAGTAGCAGAATACGCAGTTGTTGAAGCATTAACTGTAGCTGACGCCAAATACAGAGCCGCCTTAACGGTGTCGGTAGTTGGAGCAGTCAAGCTCGTGCGAGAGGTAATTGTTGAGGTTCCAAGTTGGTGCTGACCTAGCATCAGTTCACCAAGAAACGAAGTACACATACTTTGAGTGTTTGCCAATTTAAACTCCTTATCCTATTGATGCAGTTTCGCCGCCAGCAAAGGTGGGCATTTTTTTCAAAGTCACATGAGCCGAACGATGCACGAGTTCACCATCCAACCGATACTCAACCCACGTAGTTAACTCATTATCGTTATCAAAGGAACCTTCCTTCTTCTCCAACAAGGAAACTTCCATTTCGCCTTTTGTGGTGGTGACTAGCATATAAATTCCTATATACGAATGAGCGCAGAGGTATAAGTGTTCGCTGGCATTTGTACAGTAAACGTCGTGGTGGATGTTTTGTCCGCGCCAAAATTTATGGTTGCAACCGATTTGTTTCCTTTGGAGGCGTTATAGATCAACCCCCCCCGTGCAGTCAAAGCCCCAGCCCACGCAGGATTATCAAAGTTTATGTACACCGTTGTGCTATATGTCAGCACGGTAACCCCAGTCAATACAACCCCACCCGCTACGTAACTAGTGCCTGTGATTTCCCCGTTGGTCGTGTAGACCGTTGTATCAGAACCAAGACTGGCTGTGGATACATACAACGCCATCTTCATCGTGTCGGTCGTGAAATCGTGTACCGCAAGGGGGAGTTGCCCCTTGAAGCTGGTAGTTAGTGTTTGTACAATTGACATTAGGAGACCGTATTTCTAACTTGCCCGGAACGATACGCATCTTGACGTTGTTTACCATCCCCAAGGTTTTTCAGCATCTTCAACGAAGCCACGTACAGGGTTTCATAATTGGCAATAACATCAGCTTCTCCCTTCATAAACCGGATAGCTTCAATCAATGCACCATTGAGTAACGCTGAATCAAAGTTGTCTCCAAGCCAAGTCGTACTAGCTGTGACAATGGACTCTGGATAATAATAGTAGTGAAGCTCTGCGTTATAAGTGGCATCCGGTGTCGGGCCAACAATCAGAGTCAATTCAGTAACATCATTGGAAGCGGGGCCAAATATTGCATAATACTTGGGCAACCCTGTTCCGCCGGTAGACCCGGGAAAAGCTTCCCGGAGGAAGTTCACATCCTTATTAAGAAGATATGTATAGTCTCCGTTAGTCGGATAAACCGCTAAAGAATAGACAGACAGGAAATCTAACGGAGCCGCAAGATACTTGTTTCCGCTTGTTAGTGTCCCAGTGACATTTTTACGCAAGTTAGCAATTTGCACCGTGTTGTAAATCTTTTGCTCCGCCTGTTGCGTAAACATGGCGAGTTGATCCGCTGTGAACGTATTCTCAGTGATATCCTGTATATTGGTGCAAAGAGAAGCGTAATTCATAAACTACTTCCTAACCCATTGGGCCACGGGCCATTTTACCCTTGGTTTGGGCTTTTCCGCCGCGCACAACTACGCCGCCTGAATTCATGCCATGAAATCTCTTTTCATGTCCTTTGACTTCTTTGTCGGCAATCTTCTTAACTTGCTTGACATCCCCACCAGATAGATACTTATTCATAATAGCTCCTATGTCGTAACCACGGTTACGGTGCCTAACTGCATATTTAACGTCAAGTCGTTCGGGGTTAGCCCCGCGTCATTCAATGAAGCCCCACCAACTGGATTCCACCCCCACTGAATCTGCCTACTACCATCTCCCAAAGACCCATCGGAGAGCGCCCCAGAAGTCTGGTAGGTCGTGTCCGTGCGCGGGTTTCTTAACGCTTGAGGATCGTCTACCGGATACATACCCAACTGCAACTGGGGTTGATCGGGTTCCCAACACGCGCTACACACCAAAAGGTTGACGTTCTTAGTTTTAATAATCAGGGTTTTCAAGTCTCGCAACAAATAACGAAACCCACAACGGTCGCATATCGCAATCGCTGTTTTGCCTGAAGCATACCTGTTACCCATTAACCGCCGCCGCTAATATACATCCGACGCGGTACAAACCGAATCGCTGCTTTTTCCCTATCTTCCCCCGCTGCAAGGTCAAACTGCTCGTTGTATACCTGTTTGAGCATGTCCAAACGAGGGGCCAAATCGGGTACTTTCATGGCAATGTAGTAGGCTAAACCCGCCACAACACAGGGCAAAAACCTAAAATTCATGTCAGCGGTCTGCACTCCGGCCCCCGCATCTTGTATCCGCCGCATCCGCCAATAGATAAACTGATATGTCTGGGTGTTGTCTGGGGTCAGCCAAACGGTAATTGCCGGTAAGTTGGGGTTATACACTGCCGCCCCAGTAGTATGCGAGGCTGCGGTGCTACCGTTTTGCGCCCTGAAAACCCCACCTAATGTATTGCCGCTCAAATAACCGTAGTAAATGTCCTCAGAATCAATCCTGATGAACCCTGCACCGGGGAGCCCTACGACTGTAGACAGCGTAATAGTAGTTGTGGTTGCAGTAATCGTACCGTTTAGCGTTGCGTTTGTAGGAGAAAGTACCCCAGACAACCGTTGAACCCAAACTTGAATGGGCCTACCTGTGGCTAACTTATTAGGAATCGTTGCGTATGTAGGCATGCTAATACGCGTTATAGATAGGTCGGCCTGAGTGGATGCGGTGTTACTTCCCGTACGGATAACATGATCCATCAGATCAATAGTGTCCAAAGGTAGGGCGTAGGTGCTTAATCCCGCCGTTAGAGTTAGCGCCCCTTGGTCTATTGTCCACATGTTGATGCCACGGTTCTGCCACTCTATGGTCATCAAATTCATGGAACGACGGGCCGTCCTAAGATCGTAGCCCGTCCGCATCTCCCGCCCAGCACGTTCCCACGCTTCTTCAGCAATCTCTGCAAAGTCAAGGGTAAACCCAGTTGAGCCGGAAGTAGTCATTATCTATACCCTGCTGTTTTTCTAGCTATGCTTTTGGGCTGAGATACAAACTGTTTACCCGCAGCCTTGCCTTCGCGCTTTGCCTTGGTGGTTGCCGCATACTCCTGCGGACTGAGGGCTTTAATTGCTTTCTCTGGCAGGTATCGCTCACCTGTCTTAGATGATGGTTTGCCACTTTTAGTACGCCATTTCTGGTCGCCCCAATCTTTCAAGGATTGCTGGGGAGCCTTCAATTTTTGTACCCCCCGCCAGCGTCTTTGTACCTCTTGGCTACCAGTTGAGCTTTCCTCGCGCTCCACTGCCCCGCACCAGTACCTTGAACCGCAGCCGCTTTGACGCTGCTGACAATATGCTTACGCATCTCAGGCTTGGTGTAATTACCGGCAGCATTAACCCCGCCGCCAGACGCATACTGAGTGAAATCAGTATTGTCGCGTCTGGCTTTGCGCTTGCCTGTAGGCATCTTGTTGGGGTTCATATCCCCCATCCCACGGGAGGGGCGCATATCAGCAGCGGGTCTTGCCACGTTGAGCAATACCATCCGCACGACGGGACGCGGAGCTAACGGAACCGCCGGTAGCCATACGAACCATAGCTCCTTTGGTTTTGCCGCGTGACTCAATACCACCGCCTTTAGCGTAGCCCTTCATCTCTGCTTTTTCATGGGCAATCATTGACTTAGGAGCGCTTTTTTTCTTAAAAAAATCTACTTCTTTACGCACCATGTCTTTAGATTCCATTGGCATCCCGCCTTTTTTCATGTTGGGACCCACTTTTCCACCTCTCTTATAAGCGTCGGGGTACACCATATCAAGGTCTTCATCCGGACGCGGTTTCTTAGCCTTTGGTCCCTCAAGGCGGCGCGGCGGTGATTCAAGACCCCGTGACGGGGGTGCAAGGCGAGGTTGCTTAGGGTTTGCGCCACTAAGGTTCTTACCGCTGTCATATATAGTTTTTAGTTTCTTTTCAACGGCGGGAATGTATTCCCCAGCAACTTTTCTGACAGCGGGTAACGCGGCGTCTCCCGCAACTTTTGCTCCCTTTACTAACCTACCAAACGGCAGCATAGAGGCTGCGGCTCCTATCATTGTTGCCCCGCGATCCCCACGCTCCTCTTTTACTTTATCTGAAGGCATGTACTTGGACTCGGGAGCCACCCGCCCAGTCACAGCCCCCGCATTGGTTTCCGCCATTGGAGCAAGTTTTTTAGGGTAAGCTTTTTCTAAATACCCCGGAACATCTTGCGCAGAAGTATAGGGTTTAGGTTTGGGCTTAGGAACGGGGGCGGCGGCACGTTTTGAAGGGCCACCTACAGAGTTGTATAGGTCACCTGTCTCTAAGTTACGTCTTATATTACTGACTTTCCCAGTTTCATCTTTGATTTCTTCACTTATGGGGGCTGGGGTATTAGCGGTGGGGGGTAGGGCGCGAGGAGGAGGAGAAACTTCAGGCTCCCCAACGGTAGACCCAACTCTGTTTACATTACGTTCTTCTACGGAGGCTGGAGTAGCGCGGGGCCTATCAGGAACCGCTGCCCTCATACGGGCCATAATAATCGGGTCGGTACGATCCGCTTTCTTAAGCCAGTTCGCTTGTTCGTCTGAAATATCTCCACCCTCATCAAACCGGCGAGTTCTTCCACCGCCCTTCATACCAGTAAATTTCTTGCCTTTATCAGCAGCAGAGAAGTCTTTACCTACGGATTGCGAAACACCAGCCTTCTTTGCAAATGCAGAGTTATGGGCTATTGCTTCCATGAAACGATGTTGTTTGGCTGAGGTGCTAGGCATTAGAGTATCCGTCCTTTGGTTTTACCGCGTTGCTCAATACCACCACCGCGAATGGAACCACCAGCTTTGTAACCCTTGGCAGCATTAGCAGCACCCTTAGCATTCATTTCATCCTGATCTTTGTCTTGCATCATTTTTAAATTCCTTGTTCTCTCAGATGAGGTTGGGATTGGGCTTTCTTTTGCTTTTTCCTGTGCCCGATACCGCGCCGCTTTTGCGTCATCAGTACCCATGGCGTTATCTACTTTGCGAACATCTGACTGACTTGGTGCAACCATGTTATTACCCTCTGGGTTATGCTCACGCCCATAGTGTTCTGATCTGTTTTTTGCGGCGGTTACCGCTTCTTTTACCGTATTGTAGGCAGGTTCTCCGGGTAAAACTTTCCCAGCTTTTGGTGTAGCAGCCCCATACACATTAAAGAATTTTCCGTCACGCTCAACAGTTTCAGATTGTTCGTGCATTATCTCAACCCTTTCAGAGTCTGCGCTAAACGCGCACGCTGCCCCATTTTACCGGGGGCTTTAGCAGCTTTAGCTAGTTTACCAGCGGGGATAGGCTTGCTGCCTTTGACACCCAACGAAGCGCGTAACGCTCCGGGTTTCTTAATAGCTTTTTGAATCCACTTTTCAGCCATATCAACCTCCTAGCATTTCCAAGCCCGAAGGCTTTTGTTTATCCGGCTATCGGGATCATTCGCTGTCTTTGCGGATGTCAGCTTCTTCTTCATCCCCGTCATCCTTGCACAGAAGGAAGCTTTGCGCGACCCACCTTCTGGTTGAGGCGCTTTCAAACCGGGTTTTCCGGGGTTGGCTGCGTTGTACGATGCCCTCCCCTTCGCGTTCAGCCCACCATTGGGGTTCTTTCCTTCTTTTCTTGTCCATGCTTGTGTCATGCGGCCTCGCTCATGGTTCTATTCGATATCATAGAGGGGTACAAAACGTCGTTACCAAAATCGCTCTTGTGTTCGATAACACCCATATGGCCCAATTTAATCGTTGGGTCGATCCACACTTCAAACCCAGCATCCCGCGCACGATCACAGAAAAGGAAGTCTTCTCCAATCATACCTTCAGGAGTAACTTTGAAGTCAAAGAAACTATAGAGCATTTGGGGGCTGTTGGTATCCATGTGTTTCCACTCAGGATGCATTTCCGCCAACTTGGTAAAGACTTGCTTTTGAATCATCATAAAGCCTGTCGCTACGCGATATGCCCTGACAAGACCATCTTCATCCATCGTGATCTTGCCATGAGTTCCGTTGATTCCAGTGCCCCCGTCAATTGACAAGATATAAGTCTTGGCTTCTTTACGAGCTACATAAGCACCGGCAACAACCCCACGGTTTTGATTCCATGCCATCAACCGAATTACTGACTCAGGTTCAAACGTCATGTCTGCGTCAATAAACATCAGGTGGTCACAATCAGACTCCAAGAACTGTTTCGCTATGACGTTACGCGCACGAGAAACAACAGAACAACCACAGATGCTGTTGACTTGTATTTCAATCCCGTGTTGCAATACCATTTGGCTGAGTTTCATAAGTGACACAGCCATACTTACAGTTACTTTGTGGTCATAGGCGGGAAGCCCTATCATCAATTTCTTACCAGCCAGATCGAAGCCTTTTTGGGTTGGCATTAGTTATCCGTAAATTATGGTTGCTGAACCAAGGTTTGACACCGTTCCATATACGGCGGTTTGAAACAACAATCCCTCCCCGGGCATCAACATATATGTCGGTTGAGTTGCAGAGGCAACAGTGTTAAATGTTGCTTTAACCGTACCTCCTGACCCACCATCCCGAAGGACAAGACTACCCGCTGTAGCGGTAGGAACGATGTAAATTGCTTTAATCCTGCAACGCGCAATATTATTGGTTGCCTGATCAGTAAATTGACCACTTGACGTAAGGGGTACGCTTGCTAGTACATCTGTTTGCATAGCCAAATCTCCTTGAAGTTAAACAAGGGGGCCGAAGCCCCCTGAAGGTTAGGAGAAGGGCGTAACAACAGAGCCAGAACCCACAAAAGAACCGTCAGCCAGCCATTTAGCAGCAGCAAACGGCATCAACGTCAAACGGCTACCAGCAGCAGCACCACCCGAAGTCGTTGCATTCAGCGTAATGATTGTGCCAGCGGTTGAGTTAAACGCCATCGACGTAGTCCCAGCCACCAAAATTTGACCAGTGTACACATCACTACCAGCGCAGGTAATGGTCTGAGCAGTTGCCCCAGCCGAAGCTGCGGTAAAAATGAACGTGAAGATAGCGCCAAGGTTGTCCAAAGTATTCGGATCAGAGCCGGGGCCAGATTGCACGGGGTTCAACGAAGCATTAACTGCCGGAAGAGTGATCGCGCAGGTCGCCGGAACCAAAAGAATCCGCCCAGCGTGAGCGGC